TATCAAGAAAGTTTAATAGAACTTGTAGATCGGCATTCTGGGATATTCCATACAATGGTAAATCACTTCATGTCCAACCCACAATACGTTTTAGACAAAAATTCAATTGTCGAAGATAAGGAAATAACAATATACGATTCCGCTTTAAACTATGATCCTTCTAGAAATACTAAATTCTCTACTCATTTAGCCAACCAAACTAAATGGAAGTGTCTCAACGCACTGAATAAGAAAAAGAAAAATAAAGAATGCTTCATAGATGATGATAATACATACATCGAACCTAGCTGTGAATCATTTATTCAAGATATTAACAAAGAAGAAGCCTTAACCGTTTTTGAAGACTGCTTAAAAACAGAAACTGACGATAGGGTAAAAAAAATAGTTGACATGAGATATGGATCGTGCAAAAATAAGTTAACGCCTTGGAGATCAATAGCTAAAAAGCTAGATTTAAGCATTCAGGGTTGTATTAACATTCATAATAAATTTATTAACAAAGTAAAAAAAGAAGGTAATTATGTATAATTCTATTACAGCAGCAGCATATCTGGTTAAAGACCCAGAAGTAAGAACAACCAGTAATGGTAAAAAAGTTGTCAGTTTAAGAGCTGGCATTTCAACATCGAACGCCAAAACAAAGTGCTTTGTTGATATAGAATATTGGGATAAGACAGCAGAAATTGCTGAAAAATATCTCTCTAAGGGAAGAGAGTTTATTGTAAATGGCGAACTGTGCATGTCATCTTGGGAAAAAGATGGTAAAAAGTTTAGCAAGTATTTTGTTCGTGGAAAAGATCTTCAGTTTTTATCCTCTAAAAAGTCAGAGGGAGATGGAGATGGCGCTTCTAGCGATGTTCAAGGTGACGATGTACCTTTTTAAATGAATTTAATACTAGAAGCTCCTTTAAATAGTTTAAGCTTTGGTAATGTTAGTTTTAACATTATTAGAGAACTACATAGGCTAAACGTAAATCTGGGCATTTTCCCTACAGGTGACCCAGATTTATCTGCTTTTGATGTAGAGGATGAACTAAAAAAATATATCGAAGATGCTCTTAAAAATAATTGGAATATTATTTCAAAAGATACACCCACTTTAAGGTTGTGGCATCTTAACGGATCTGACATTAGAAAGACAAAAGATCAACATTTGATTACTTTTTATGAATGTAGCGAGCCTACAGAAATAGAAACTAAGATAGCAAGTCTTCAAGACACTGTTATTTTTTCTTCTAAATACGCTCAAAATCTTTTTAAAGAAAAAGGCTTAGACAATACCAAGCACGTTCCTCTTGGTTTCGACGAAGATTTTAAAATTACTGGGAAAGAGTATTTAAAAGATGTTATTCATTTCGGGATCATGGGAAAGTATGAAAAACGGAAGCATACTAAAGATATTATACAGGCTTGGTTAGAAAAATATGGTAATAATAAAAAGTATCAATTATCATGTTGCGTTAGTAATCCTTTCATGAACCAAGAACAAATGAATGGAGTTTGGAATGACATAACACAAGGAGTTAATTATAATAATTTAAATGTAATTCCAAGGCTCGCTAAAAATTCAGAAGTAAATGAATTTTTAAATGCAATAGATATTGATCTTACTGGTTTGTCAGGAGGAGAGGGCTGGAATATACCAGCATTTAATGCTACCTGTTTAGGTAAATGGAGTATCGTATTAAATGAAACTTCTCATAAAGATTGGGCCACAAAAGAAAATTCTATTTTGGTTGAATCTTCTGGAGAGGTATCTTGCGAAGATGGTATGTTTTTTACAAATCAAAATCATTTTAATCAAGGTGTATTTTATACATGGTCTAAAGATGAAGTTATTCAAGCTATGGAAAAAGCTGAATCTAAAGTAGGACAAATCAACACAGAGGGTGTCAAAATGGGAGACAACATGACATACAAGAAAACTACCGAAGCTATTTTATCCCTTGTTTTTGGGGAAAAACTAAATGGCACGATAAATGTTACTTAATTAAGTATGAATACACTAATTAACAACATTCTTAACGATATCAATAAAACAAATAAAACTTACCCAGTTAAAGAATCTGGAGATGTTTATCTCGCAGAATTCGAATTAGCTGGCTTTTGTAAGAAAGATGTAGATATTAAAGTTACAGATAATATCTTAACAGTAGAAGCTAAAACTGAAGGTAGACATAAATCATATCAATTGTTTTTGTATGACTTAGTAGCAGAAGACCATATATCTGCCTCATTAAAGAACGGTCTTTTAAAAATAACTCTCCCCAAAAAGGCAATTGCGGAGGCGAAAAAAATAGAAATTAAATAATGCCTATTTATGTTTATAAACATCCTGAAAGAGAGGAATATCGTGAGGTGTTTCAAGGGATGAATGATGAACACAAATATTCAGAAGATGGCGTTGAGTGGAGCAGGGTTTTCCTTGCTCCCAACGCATCTATTGACAATTCAATAGATCCCTTTAGTAAACAACAATATATTGACGCTACTTATAATAAAAAAGGAACCATAGGAGATATGATGGATTTATCTGCTGAATTAAGTTCAAAAAGAGCTGAAAAGGCTGGGGGTCTAGATCCTGTAAAAGAAAAATTTTACGATAATTATAAAAAAGAACGTAACGGAGCAGAGCATCCTAACAGAATAAAAGAAAAAGGTTACGAAAGTAAAAATATAAAAATTGACTTTGATTAGTAAGAAGTTCCACTTACTTTAAGTCCTCTTGATTGAGTCACTTGGAAGCTAAAATTAGCATCGTAGCTCATTGTGCCATTTACATTTATAGAGTAATTATATGAGTCTAATTTTGCGTCTTCTATTCTATAAATCATTTGTTTTCCACTAGCGTCTAATTTTAAATCAAACTGATAACTTTTATCAGAATTTAAAACGCCAGTCATAGCTCCAGTTTCTAATCCAGAAACTAAAGAGGAGACAGAAAATGTTCCATTTGCTGGGAACTGTCGTTTTCTATTGAAAGCATACTCATTTCCTAATCCATAAGACGATACTCTAGGCATTGATACATTCATATCCACAGACTGAACTAAATGCTTTCCAGATATTATCTGCCCCCCGACCTCTAGGTTTTGTAAAGTAACATCACTATCAGTGTTATCTGGATTAACAACTGGAGGCGCTTTTTCTAATACTTGACTTGATAAATCAAGACCAAATGTAAAAAGTGTGTTTCCTACATTATCATTATTTCCACCTGTCATATTTATAGCTGGCATTTCCATGCTTGTTCTAATTAGTTTGTCAAAAACTGCATTAGAACAAATGTAAGAAGTAGACACTGTAGGCAAAGAACCAATCGAATAGCTCAATCCATAAGAATTTGGAAAGCAATTACCAAAAGCTATAGCCTCATCACCGTTAAAATTTTGTAAAGTAGAAAACTGAAGTTTATTTAAAAAACTATCCTCTGCATTTTTTGTAATCAATACATAAAAATTTGTAGAATCATTTACATCAGAAGGGTCAAAAAAATTCTTAAATGGCCCTCCGACTGGTTTGCTATCTATAAACCTACCATGAACTTCATTAGAAAAACTAGGTTCAGGGATATAAGTTATATTTAAATTTACATCTGGTTGTTGAAAAATGTCGTTGGTGGAAAGATCTTGAGATCCAATCTGTTTCGATTGCTGCCGCTCATAACCAATAGAATATTCTAATCCTTGAGTTATTTTGTGAAGTAGAAGTGATTGATTAGCTGTAGAAAAAGCTACAGTAGCATCCTGAACAGCAACTATAGAGTTGTAACTTTTTATAATATTTTTAGCCATTTTATGTTCCTGTTGGTATTACTCCTAATGGGTCTTCTTTAAAATCCACTTTTAAAGTATTAGAATTAACATAGTTCCAAGTATGTGACCATCGGTTACAATAGTATACTTTTGGTCGGTTATAAACAGATGGTATCTGATGTTCAAATCTTCTGTAACCTCCTTTATTTTCTAGAAAATGTATCATGCTTTTGGTTTGGGCATCAGAAATATTATTAAAAGTATAACTAATATCAAAAGTAGAAATATTATCATTAGTCTTAAATCTTTGTATAAAAGAATTTTTATATTCTAATTTTTCCGCTTTTATCTGAACACTAGATTGAGTTCCTATATCTGGATCAAAAAAGAACTTTTGACTCCACATGGATGAATCTCCAGTGGGACTATTTGTAGCTGTTGATGAGTGATCTCCCGTGCAGTAATAAAAGTTATCTAACTTGTTTTGATTTATGCCACTAAAAACTATGTCAAACTTTTTATAAGTTGCAGAAGGAACCCAGCCTTGAAAAGCTAAATTAGCGAAAGAACCCATACCAGACCAGTTCATTAGGGTCGGAGCGTGATCTACGCTTATGCTAGCTGCTACTTGGTAGCGTTGATTATTTACAAAGCTTATCCCATAGCTGTCACAAATACCTGTCATTTCTTTGTATATGTTTGAACTATCTGGAGCGAACTTAAAATTATTATCACCAGATTGAGCTTCAAAAAATACAGCTAGCTTTCTAGCGTTTGCTTCATTTACGTCATACTTTAAACCAAACTTAGCAGTTAAGCTATTAGGTGACATTGGAATCAAGTTATAGTAAAAATCATCTGTCTTATAATTATTATCTCTAGACTGAAACTCGACAGTAGATCCATAAACAGGAGTTACTCCTAAAGCAGAAAAGCTAGAGGGGATAGTAATATCAGAGATATTTTGATCTCTATTATAAAACAGACTTTCGCTCATGAGTGACCTGCATAATTAAGGGTTAAACGAACTGCCCCATCAGAACTAGATGCCAATTGTTCTGAAACAAGAGAGGCATTAGGAATTGTTAATTGCTGAATACCATCTCCATTTTTAGCAAGTAATGTGAAAGTAACTGTTTTATTTTCTCTATCAGCTAAAAAATCAAATCCACTTTGCAAGAATGTGTCATCTATCTCCATTTGAACAGATGCTGAATACTGAATGGGGTCTATATGTTTTACGTTGGTCGGTGTTTCAGATCCAATTGTATAGTATGGCTTTTTATTAATAGCTAATGAATAATCGAAACCAACAACACGATTACTAGAACTATTATCACAAGTAGCAGTTATAGATCCTTGACTTGGTATATAAATTGGAGTTTGCATTGTTCCAGTAGCATTAACCCCACTTTTCATTTCATCATAAACAACAAAAGATGTGTTAACTTGAGGAATAGCTCCTACAGCACAATTAACAGAATAAGAAGATAAATATCCACTATTAAAACCATAAGCCGTATTATTACTATAATTAAAACTCCCTGCCATAACTTCAGATTCTCCCGTAAAAGCTAAAACAGGATCTTCATAAATTAAGTTTCTAGAAAAAGAAACTGTTTGGCTAGTGGCTCCCCCCACTGCTGTTAAGCCACGTTTAGAACCTAGAGGAGCTAAAATGTTACTACTATTTGAATAAGCTACGTCAAGGCTTTGTACTCCAGAAAGCTCTCTCCGCTGACTAGGAAAGGTATTTGTAAAGCCTACAAAGAAGTGGCAGTCGTAATTTAGCGTTGTATCAAACATTATGTCCTAACTTCTCTTAAAGATCCTCCGAGTCTTTTCTCGTCATCAATAACCTGCTTAACAACATCTCTTATCCTAACTGCAAGATTTGTTTGTCCTTCGTCTCCATTTCCGCTTTCATTAGATGTTCCATCAGAGTTTACAGTAATATTTATTACTGTTTCCCCTTGGTTTTCAGATACAGAAATCAACTCATCAAGCTTCCCTATGACAGCTCCGTTATTGCCACCTCCACCAGAATTGATTGAAGACAAAGTCCCTCTACCTACTCTTTGTGTGGCGGCTGCATTCATAACAAATTCTCCTCCTGATAACATAGTAGGAACAGTATCAATACCAGCTGCAAACGGAATAGCT